ACTAAACTTCCCGCTTTTGTTAAATATTTCTTAAATAGGAAGCATGTCGATAATGAACGAAACGCCGCACAACATCGTTTCGGTCGACTCATGGATCCTGGGGACCCTCATTTTGTTGCAGACATAACCCGTTTTGCTAAAAAATTCATCAAAAGGAAGTTACCCCAAATAACTGATTTAGAAGTCGAAGATTTCGAAGATTGGATAAATAATTCTAATTATCCCGGACCGAGAAGGAGATATCTACTTCAGCTTTTACGAGAGATCAAACGCATAGATTCAGATGTTACTGATGTGGAAGGCTTCTTAAAGTTTGAAGGGTACATGAAACCTAAACAAGCAAGAGGTATTAATTCTTATACTGATTTATCAAAATGCTTGCTTGGTAGGCTCATCAAAGCCGTAGACAAGAAATGGTTTTCTTTACCGTATTTTGTCAAAGGCTCTAATCCGCGCTCATGGCCTGATGAACTCTTTAAACGTTTTGGTTTAGGATCCGTTTTAACCACTGATTTCACGAGTTTTGAGGCCCATCATAGAGATAAATTCGCTGAAATTATTGCTTTCGCTTTTGAACACACTCTAGAGAAGATTACTGGCTTCAGATATCTTAAGCTCATGATTAAAGCGTTAGTACTTGGTAAAAATAAAATCAAATTTCCGATATGTGACATTTTAGTGTTGCAAAGATTAATGAGCGGCGCTTTATGGACTTCTAGCGCCAATGGCTTATTAAACCTTATCATTATGATGTATCTTTACCTAAAATCAAAATATCCACAAGTGGATGGTGCAGACTTAATCGACTTTATTGAAGAATTCGTCGGTTTGGTCGAAGGAGATGATGGTATTTGTGCCAATACTGGCATGGATGATGATTTACCATCTAAAATCTCAGTCATCCTTAAATGGGAGCGACATGAAAATTATAGCACCGCTGGATTCTGCAGTATTTATTGTGGAGTCGGTTCAGCTTTCGTCGTTAAAGACCCCCTTAAAATTTTATCCTCTGTTGGAGTGCATCCTATGAAGTACCATGGTTTGAGAAAATCTAAGTTGGATGCATTAGACAGATGTTGGGCGTTATCCCATGCGTACGCTTTTCCAGGTTGTCCGATATTATCTTCTGTATGTCGTTGGATCCTGGATAATACTCGCACTGTTGATGTGTCTTGCATTTTATTGAAATTGGACTCTAGAGTTCATGATCATTATATTGCAGGGCGCCAACTCATGCGACAAACGCGTACCCCATCTGATCATTACGGTGATCTTTTCGTTCCAGTGACGGACGAAAGTCGTGATGTTGTTTCAAGAGTTTTCGATTTTGATCACGCTCTACAATTAGAGATTGAAAAAGCTTTTAATACAACTGAGCGCGTAGTCTACGTGGACTTAGACAAATACGTGGATAAGCAGATGCTCCATCATATTTATACACACGTAGTCAATGATCCACGGGTCTACCCACCACCCCTTTGTGCCATTGTTGATGTATTCAAACAGGTTAGTGGTGATGCTACCCGTAGTTACCCCCTTCGTATTACGGGTAATGTACACGAATATCTCGTGTAGGAGATTTCTTTCATTTGTTTCTCCCTTTCTCTTCTTTTCTAATTTAATGATTTTATTTTCTAAAATGATTTCAC